GTTTCCCAGTCACGATCAATAGGGCGTACACAGACTGCCGGGCAGCTGCTGGAATTCTATCAGCGCGGTACTTTGGGCGGCGGTGCGACAGATGCAGTGGACATGAACGTCTATGCCAACGAAATGTGGCTGAAAGATTATCTGTCTGCTCAGTACCTCTCCACCTTCCTGAGTTTGCCGACCGTTCCAGCGAACGACATCGGTGAAGCTATGCTGATCGCGGTTATGCAGAGCGGTGTCGATCAGGCCAAATTCAACGGGGTTATCTCCGCTGGTAAAGACCTGAACGTACAGCAGCAACTTTATATCTCCCAGATCACTGGAGATAAGACGGCGTGGCATCAAGTCCAAACTCTTGGCTACTGGTTCAACATTCGCTTCCTGAGCCGTGTCACCACAGATGGGCGCACCGAATACTATGCTAAATATATTCTGGTGTATAGCAAAGATGATGCTGTCCGTGCCGTTGAAGGCCAGGATGTGCTGATCTAATCCACTGGCGGCAGTCTTCATGATGCCGCCAACGTTAATTCAGGAGATCATAAATGATTAACGTTTCAGGCTTTGGCCTTAAAGGTCGTGTGAGCGCATCCAAGACTTTCCCGAATGGGTTTGCTGTTGAAGGATTCGCAGATGATGCTGACCCGCTTGACTCTCCAGACTTTACTGCTGCCGATACAGCAGCCGCGCTGAATGGCGATTTGATTGTTTGGAGCCGCGCTTCTGGTATTGAAGTTGCATTCAACGTCATCCCTACCTCTGAAGATGACGTCAACCTGTCTGCGCTTCTGAACGCAAACCGTGTCGGCAAGAAAAAGAATGGTGCACGCGATGTCATCAATATCGTTACCACCTATCCTTCCGGTATGGTAGTTTCCTACAGCAAGGGCGTTATTATTTCCGGCTCCCTTATTCCGGCTGTAGGCCAGAACGGTCGAATCAAGACCCGTCAGTATCGCTTCCGTTTTGAAAGCGTTACTAAGTCCGGTGAAACGGCACAAGACATTTAAGGGTAAAGGGTATGCAGCAGATTCCACTGAGTAAAGTTCCAAGCCAGGATTTGAGCATTAACCTCGACGGCGTATATTGGCGCATCAATCTCCATCTGTCTATGCAGTTTGTTTGCGCAACTATTGTCCGTGATGGTGAAACTCTCATTTCTAGCGTTCGGTGCTTTGTTGACCAGCCTCTGCTGCCATACCCTTACATGTATGAGCCGAATTTCGGAAACTTCCTTTTTGACTCTGATGTTGACTGGGAAAACTTCGATGGAAGTTGCTCATTATATTACCTCAACTCTGAAGAATTTAAACAATACCTTGCCATCAAAAAGGCAGGGTATGAAGCATCAGCCATTAAGAATCTAAGGATTCGTGATGCCAAATTCGCGGCAAGCAAAATCAATATTCCAAGTGGATTCCCGACTACCACCCCTGAAATAACTGTTCCATTACAACCTATTACTCAAACAGTTCAGGAAGGTCAGCCAGCAGGATTCACTATAACAGCTAAAAATTGGGCTCAGATGTATTTGGAATTCTCTCCAACTTCATCCGGTTCTGCTTGGAAGATTATCAGTACAGCATCACACTCTGGGGATACTTCTTCTGGGGTTGCTGCTAGTTTTGAAATTTCATCGACAATAAAACAGAATCAAGGTTATTATAGAGCTGTCGTAATAGGCGATGGAAACGCTGTTACATCAGCACAAGCCTATCTGGGAGTTGAATAATGTCCATAAGAACTTTCAAGACAGATAGCAATAATGATTTAATTCTTCCTGATGGGAAGAATATCCAAATTATCTCTGGCGAGCCTGCATTACAGCAGAGCACTCGTCAATATGGGTTAATGAGGAGAGGAGAAAACCCATTCAACGTTAATGAGGGCGTTGATTATATGGGGACCATCTTTGCCTCTCCGAAGGATTTGGATGGCGGTCGTGCGTCTCTTGCTAAAGCATTGGTGAAGCACCCTGATGTATTGAGCATAGAGTCATTAACGTTAAGCGAAGCAGACAATGAAGTATTATGGGTTGCTCGTCTTAATACCATTTATGGAACGGTTAACACCGGGAGTCAATAATGCAAAAGACTACTTTCCACTGGTTCGGCGGCGCAACCACTGAAGTGAGCCAGGATCAATCGATGCGTGCCAATGAGACTTATCATTGGGCGAACGGCGTTACTAGTCAAGTCCAAAATGACTTTGGTAACCCAGCAGCGCCTCCAGCCTCAATCTCTCCTATCGCTGCCGCGATCACGCTAGCTGTAGGCGACATTAAGACGTTCGATGAGCTGTATACTATTACCGGAACAACCTCTGCTGATTACGATGTAGTGTCCGGTACTCCTGCGACAGCTACCTGGGATGATACCACAGGCCTGACTTCTGTCAAAGCTGGTACTACTAAAGTCACCGCAACTGGTAAAGCAGGAAGCGCTGCTGATGGCCTGAGTGCAGATGTAGACGTAACTGTGGTTGCTGCTCTGAATACTTTCAAAATTGCTAATGGAACCGCGACAGTAACTGGCGGCAATGCTGTTGCCCTGGTAGCTGCTGATGGTATGAAAACTATCATTGCAACCGATTCTGCTGATGCCGCAGTAGCTGGTGCAACAGCTACTCTGAAGACTTCCGGTGACTCTACCAAGATGACCGTAGCTATGAACGCAGACGGTAAAACTGTTGAGATGACACCTGTTGTTGGCCAAACTGGTCCGGTTGTCATTCAGATTAAAGCTGCTGGATATACCACCAAAGAAATCACTGTAACACTTTCGTAATATAAAGGCGGTCGAAAGGCCGCCAAATTCTTTTGGAGAAATCTGATGATTGATGTTAGCGGTTTCGGTCTTAAAGCTACAGTTGTGGCCGTTCAGACTTTTCCAATGGGATTTACCATTGAGACTTTCGCTGATGATGTTGACCCGCTCGATATAGCAAATGATGAGCCAGGCGGTTTCGAAATGCTATATGATGGTCAGTTATTCGCATTTACTAAAGCGAATCCGATTACAGTCAAAGTCTCTGTAGTTCCAGGTAGCGAAGATGACATCAACCTAAAAATATTGCTCGCTTCCAGAAGGGCAGCAAATAACCTCCTGCCGATTAGCGATGTAACAACTATGGTCATTTCATACCCGGATGGCGGGAAGTCTGTATTTAGCATGGGATCAATTATGTCTGGCCCACCTGCTGATTCAGTAAAACAAGAAGGCAGAAAGAAGGGCAATACATACACCTTCGTCTTCGGCTCATCCACTGGAATTCAGAACTCTCGCCAGCTTATTTCTGAAGCTGCACAAGGCATTCTGGGGTTATTATAATGGCTGAGAATTCAATCGGACATCTGATAAATACTCTTGCTGGCGGCTCATCCTTTCGGGTAGTTAATGACCTGACAGGTGCTGTCGCTCTGACAAATATTGGCGTGAAAGATGTCCGTTTTAATTTTCATTCTCAGTTGATGCAAAATACTGGTGAAGACGGATTGCCAATTATTGACTCACGCGTTATATTCCCGACTACCATAACAATGAATGTATTCTGCAATAGCGCAGACAGAGTAGCAGAAGTGAACACTTTGCTGAATGATATTTCAAGCAAGTTCACAATAACTTCACGCGGCATCTTGCTTGAAAACTTTATGCTTGATACTGAATCCATGACTCAGGCCGCAGCTATGATTTCCGCGACTCCTATGAAAATATCATTCAAGCAAGTAATGTTACAGGGTGGTGGTGCATTAGTCTGTAGAAATCCAGGGGATTCTTCAACGGTTCTGGGCGGTATTAGAAATTCAATTAAAGTCGCAGAGTCTGCTGTTGAAGACTTAACGAGCAAACTGCTTGCTGCCTCCAGTGAAATATTTGGGTGATATATGGCGACTTCTATTTTTCAGCAAATAATAAATCCCTCCAAACTTATTTTAGTTGATGAGTTGACTATGCAAAGACGCTGGACAACCCTCAAAACTTTATCGGTTGAAATAGCAGTAGAGTCAGCAATGGCTGATATTCCATTTGCTACTTCAAACCTTTCTACTCAGATGCAAGTAGACACCAGCCTTCAAGCTGACTTGTCTGCTGGTAAAATAATTCGCCCAACTCATCTTCGCGCAAAGTTGATGACTGATGATATATCAATTGCTCTTGGCATCATTAACGTATTCAATGACGCAACTCACCAATACACTATCACTTCAAAAGAGATAATTAGTGAGCACATGTCTATGGTTGATGTATCCATACTCCAATCGCCGAATAAACTGAATGCACTGGACATTGATATCCTCTGGTCTCAATCCGGGCTTACTACTTCTTCAGGATTTCTCCCAGGGCAAGCAGGGGATAACAGTACATACGGCGTCCACGTCAATGGCCAGCCCGGCCTTTTAACTTCTCCCCAGGCATTATATAATAAGGTTTTAACTCTTGTTGGAGCCTAATTATGAAAGCATTCACCCGTCAGGATGGTTCTCAAGTCCTGGTAAAAGTCGGTCTAATTGATGCTTTAGACTGCTGGGAACTCCAGCGCGGCTACACAGAATTTTGTATCACTGATGATCCGAAATATCGCCGCGCATTCACTATGAATGTATTGAATTACGCAACGGTTTTAATTGAAGACACTGAACTTCCATTAAAGACTGATGCACTCATCAACAACCACCTTCGCGACTGGAAGACCCTTCAGGATGTATTCCATGAAGTTCTGATCAAGAACGGTATCAATCCTGAAACCCACGCAAAACAACCAAATTACTGGAGTAAAGTGGGAGCGGAAATGGCCGTTGCATTCGTCGCTGAAGCATCTAAATTAATTGGGCCAGCCTTCTCTCTTCTCGAAGAGAAAGCCACCAAAAAGGATTAATTTATGTCAGACGAATCCGCTGTTGAAAAGTTTGTCCTCCAATATACTGTTGATTCTGAAGAGACAATCAAACGTCTCGAAGAGTTAAGCAATAAAATAGATGAAATCCACGACAAAGGCAAGAAGGAAAAAGAGGACGGCGTTGGCGGATTAGGCGGGAAGAAGGGCAAAGAGTTTCGCGACTTCCTTCAGGGAACGGCACGCGACTTGGATGAACTTGTCCCTGGTCTTGACAAAGCAACCTCAACCGTAACGAAGTATGGGAAAGGAGTTGCTATTGCTACAATCGCAATGGCCAGCTTCGCTCTTGTACTTCGTTCTGTTATGGAATTAAGTAAAGAATATGAACTCCAGCGCATTACTGGTGCTCAGGTTGGCCTGACTCCTGGTAATGTAAATAACCTCCAGCAGCAATTTAATGCAGCAAACGGTCGTATGACCGGAGATAAGTCACGAGACTTAATGACCAAAGTTGCTGGAATGACTTCTGCCTCATACGTAAACCCAGACCCATGGAACCGTGAAGCACTTCAGCTGAGAAATGCTGGGGTGAATAACGTTCGCGGCCAGGACGGGAAAATAAAATCAACGCTGACTGTTCTCGACGAAATGACGAAGAAGTTCCAGTCAGTAAGTCAAGCTCAGGCTGAAGCCATCGGTATGTCTATTGGCCTAACTCTCGATGAAACAAAAGCTATTCGAGAAAGGAATTTGACTGCCCAAGATTCACTGGCTATGTCTGCTTCTGCTATCGCTCGTCAGGGTGAAGCAAACGCCTCAATGGAAAAACTCGGAGAATCTTCTGGTCATTTATCTGAACGCTGGCGTCAAGTTAGCAATATCATCGGTCAGGAATTCGTGCCTATACTGGCGATCGTGACTGGGAAAC